CAAGGGTCTTCAAAATAGACCACATTTTGACGGGTATAAATATCACCATAATCTCCTTCATAGTCTCCATACTGTGCTGAATATCCAATGTAGGTTTGAGTTTGTATGCTATTATTAGCGATAGTTGGTACTGGTCTTTGCCAAGTGGGCGGAATGTATATCCAGACACAGCCACCATCCACAATACCGGTGATCCCTGTACCAATACCGCTGGTGATAGGTGTTCCAATTCCCGATGGGCCACCGGATGAGCTGGAAGAAGTCCCAGCAACCTGGCACTGGTAAACCGAACCGCTGGAGTAGCACTGATCATAGACCTTATATGGAGTGCCATTCTTCCACGGTGCAGCGGTTGGGCTTCCAAGATATGTCTGGGCAAGCTCGATGTCCCAGGACTGGGCAGAAAACTCTACTGTGTGAATAGTTGCTGTCTGGTGTCTTAAGATATTTGAGGTATCAAGTAGACCAAGGAATATCTGTGTATTTCCAACCAGGATTACAAGATATGGGGGAAAAACACCAGATGATATTGTTAGGCTACTCTGGATAAAAGTCCATACCGAGTCGTCAGGATCGGCAACCTCAACCGTCATTTCCTTTTGGCTAATCTTGGTAACGTCTTTGTCTATTTCAGATGTCAACGGAGACATATTAACAACATTTGCAGTGATAGACAGAGCGTTCCCTGTTGCCCCTGTCCCTAAATTCTGCTGGAGAACTACTTGAATAGATCGCATTAGAAAGCCCCCAAACGGGCAGACTGATATATGGTTCCGCTTCTAAACGTTACCTTTACACTAGAGTTGATGCCGTTAAACTTGATGCCTGTAGAGCCCACCTTTACCTGATTTACTGTCATCCCATTAGCTGTCGGTCCTGGTGATATGGACAAGTAACCCGGCGCAGTGGAAGTAATGATGGTCATGAATGATTCAAAATCAAGTTGTTGACCAGAGGCTGACCCTACTGTATAGCCATAGGATCCCGTTACATCATCGTAGATATCCCAAGTAGCTGTAATGGTTGGTAACCAGCCGGTGCATCTAAACAGTTCACCACCGGTTACTAGCTCTGCCATATACCCCTTGGGTTCCCAGTCTATGGTTAAACCATTCTCGCTAGGTGGTGGAAGATAATACGTAGCTGTCTTGGTAACACCATCTGTGGCCAATGTAGCCAATCTTAATACGCCTGTCTGTAGTATAGATGTCATGATAATCTCAGTCTTTAACCGTGTTTCATGTTGTAATTATTGGTGCCTCTATTTACCATATTTCCAATAATGCTTGCTGATTGAAGGTTGGAACCGGCAATGATTGCGCCTTCCAAGTGAGTATGGTAATGATCACCATTTCCCTGTCCAGAATTAGATACAGAAGCAAGCTTAGAGCTATTAGAGCTATATTTATTGCTTCTGCTCATAGTCCCTACAACATCATTGATTAGGCCAGCAGCTACTGACTTGAAGTCCTTAACAGGGGCTATGACCTCTGGTCCTGCCTCACCGACTAGGCCAAGGGTGGGAGAAGTGACCAAACCACCTGTGGCAAAGGCAGAGAATGTGGTCGCATAAGCCTTCACCTGGGCTAGGGCCGCTTCCATGGTGTTCACCTGTGCGACTGCCAGTCCGGGCCCCACAAATGGCATAGCGGCGTATGCAGCCCAGGTTTCAGCAGCGGCTAGGTCAATCGCTGAGGCAGTGGCAAGGTCATACGCGGTTGTAGTAGCGGCCATAGCAGCGGCTGTGGTGGTGGCCCCGGTGGCTACCGCAGCGGTCTTTGAAGACTCTGCGATGGTCTGGGCGGCACTGTCGGCCTTTTGCTTAGCCGCTAGGGCTGCATCAGTAGTCCCCATGGTCTGTTTGATGGCCATGTCGACGACATACTTGGCTTCCATCTGAGCAAATGAACCAATGACACTTGTGGCAAGGCTCCTGAATAGGCTTGATACGACGTTTGTTAGACCCTTGGATGTGGTGACCAGATCCGTTAGTGCCTTGCCGATGCCGTTCTCTATCGATGAAGCAACGGACTTGGAGAAGGAAGAAAACTGTTGATAGATTGACGGCAGGGCATTAGCTGTGGCCCGTAGGCCAGCTAGCCAACCATCACCAGCAGTGCCGGATAGAAGACTTAATTGTTGCTGGTTTTTCTGTTCATCCTGGAGGTGCTTATCCTCTAGTTTCTGCTGGTCACCCCGGATCTTCTGTTGCTCAACTAGATCACCCTTGGCCAGGGTCAGACGCTCAGCTAGAGCCTTCCTGGCCTCTGAGTATTCAGCGTTGCCAGCCTGGATGGTCTGAGCTAGATATTCTTGTTCGCTGATCTGAGCCTGAGACTTCCGGAAGGCTAGAGCTTCTTTCTGCATAGTCCCAAGGGCCTGGGTATGCTCAGCTTCAGAAGCGGCTATCTCCTCATTGATTTTCTTAGTCTGGGCTAGTTGCTTATTCTTTATTTCAGCAACTTCCTTGGCCGCTTCCTGATAGTGGACAGACTGCGTCCCTTCAATTTTCCCTATACTTGCCTCATTGGCCTCTGCCAGCCGTAGCTGAGCGGCGTAGTCATCCTTGAGATTTGCTAATTGGGTCGCAAGTTGGGCCTTCTGTTGAGCAAATGCTTCTTCCTTCATCGCCTTACGGGATGAGTTAACCTCTGCCTCAATTTGAAGACGTTCCTTAGAGCTTGCTTTAGTTTTAGTTAGGGCATCTTCCCACCACTTGTACTCTTCTGCCTTGCTTAGCTGGTAATAATCCTGGTCAATGCCTAGCTGATCAGCTCTGGATTTTCGGTAGACTTCTAGCTTTTGTTTAAGGACTTCCATTATTCCAGGGCCACCACCTTCTAGCCCTGCTGGTAATGCTCCAGCTTTTCCTGTCTTCTCGGCCCTCTTATCGTCGGCGGCTACCTGTTCCCACACAGCCCTATGACGGTCTGCGTACTGCTGGGATGCATCCACACACTGCTGATAATAAGCCTTGATATCGTCGGTTAACTCTTTAGCTCCAGCCTTACCAGCGGCCCAGGCACCCTTAAAATCTCCGGCTAGCACCTTCGTTACTACGTTTAAGACTAAGTTAACTCCATCAACAATTACGTCAAATGTTCCAGCGGCTATGCTTCCAAGCTCTTTGAATACAGCTATGACAACATTTATTACTTCTGCCACAGCACGGACACCCCACTGGAAAGCAGGGAGAACATCTGATATAAGCTCAGTAAATGCATTAATACAGTCTGTAACAGTTGGCATAAAGGCATCTGAGACAACCTTGGCCACGCCTTGAAAGGCAAAGCCAACATCGGCCATGGAGACACCAAAAGCCTTGCTTGCCGCAACCCCTTTTGCAGATACCGTTAGGTTAAATTCTTCCTGGATACCCCTAGCATGATTGAGTTTGTTAGCCAAGTCCACCATGATAGGTTGGACTGTGATCCAGGATCGGCCTAGCGTAGTAGCGAGTAGGGCGTTTTTCTCTTGCTGGGTTCCAAGCGTATTGTATTTTGTGGCAAGGTTTTCCAGAATGTCAGTGCTGTTAAGCATATGGCCGCTGGCATCTTTAGTGGCCACACCCCACTTTTCAAATACTTCACTATTCTTTAATACTCTGGTTTCCAGCTTGGCCGCTATATTGGTCAAGTCTGATGTTTCTATGCCCATCTCTTTTGATGCAATGGCCCAGGTTGTAGCATCTTTGAGGGATACCCCTAGCGCCAGGTGTAGGGCATTGACGGATAGGACAAATTCATTAGTCTTATATATGCTGGCAGTAACGGCACCTGCCACGGCTGCAATGGCTGTGCCAACAGCAGCAAACCCGGCAGTGATGGCCTTCACAGGGGCAGACAGGTTCCCCAGGGTTCCCTGAATCCCGCTCAACTGGCTCTTGATGTCAGAACCGAGGGACTTAAAACCCTTGCTAACCTCTTGCATGGAGGCCAGCACATTACTATTATCGCCGTTAAGCTTAAACTGGACCTGTTTACTGTTATCTGCCATTACTTATTCACCAAATCTATTTTGTAAGTGCTCGGGCTTTTTAGGTCTGCATTTTTCTCTGTCCTCAGGAGAAGCATTGGCGGTTAGGGTTGCCCATAGCTGGAGTGACCTTTCGTATGCTTGCTCCTCTTGACGTTCCAAATAGGTAACCAGAAAATCTAGACACTCATTAGCTGGCATCCTAAGGACTTCGTTGTAGCTCCCTACCGCTCGGCTTAATGTGCGAGCTATAAAGTAGATTGATTCTTCTCTAGGCTCAAAATATGGGTCTATTTCTTTGCGCTTGGGCCTTTGGGCATCAAACGCTGAGAAAAGCTGGCTAATGCCTGCGTAAAATTTGCGATGATATCGGCTACCTCCTCAGGTTCCTTGGCCTTGATCTGGATAAGGTAGGGGTTAAGGAAAGATGGATCCTTGCGGGACTTCTCAATCGATTCATCATCCGCGATAGCAATTGCAGCAAACTTAATGCCCTTCTCTGGGTCTGACATTACATCAGCCATTGAGTTAAGGTGGGTTAGGCCTTCAAATAGCTTTACCACTGAAAACTTTACTTCTGCCATGTTTGTTGCTCCTCATTACTTATATCTGTTTCCATGAAAAAGCCCCGGATACCTAGTCCAGGGCTTTAAGTGGTGATTGTCTATTTACTGTGCGGCTGCCGTGCAATCAATATCAAAGAATGAGAAGGGCAATCCGTTATCAGGGCTCAACAGATTTAGGTCGGAAATGGCAGTCCAAGTGACCTTGCAGGTTGTAGCATCCTTTTTATCAAACTTACAATCAAGGTCAGGGATGATGACAACCTTGGGGAATACTCTGCCATCCCAAGCCGGAACTGTGGTGGTAGAACCAAGAGGAACGGCAGTGGAAGGCCAGCGAAGCATAAGGGTGTACTGTTTAAGCACCTTGCCGTTGCCAAGGCCAGAGTAAGTCTGGCCAAGCTGTCCTACACCAGGGGCAACGCTAGCAATCTCACCAGCGGTAGAGCCGAAAAATGTCTGCCAGTGGAGGTAATCGACATCCAGGAACACGCCTTCCACAGTTACCTCGCAATCGGTGATTGCGAGAGGGTACTTGCCTCCCGTCAGAGGGTTGACCTCAATGGTGTTATTTTTGGCCTTCATCTGAAAACCAGACTGATCAAACACACCACAAGGGGCGGCACCGGCTACCAGAGCCCCCTGAGTAGCAGGAGTGGTATAAATCTGGCTCAGGTAGCTCTGGAATTTTTGAATCAGGGTGGTTCCAGTGGGGGCAACGTAGGGAACCAAGTATGCCTGAATCCCTACAGTGCTCTGAATAAAATTAGGATTGCTGACCAATCCGGTGTATGTGCCAGTCATCTAATAATCTCCTTAAGCGGGAATAGTGGGGGTAGCTGCGTCAGGTTCTACAACTGCAACAGCTACAGGTTCAGGTTCAACAACAGGGGGAACAGCTACCGGTTCGGGAACCACGGGAGTAGCCGCAGGCTCAACCCGCTTCACACCCTCAAGCTTTTCCAGGACCTTGGCCACTTCTTCGCTAACCTCTTTAATCTCCCCGACGACCAAGTGAATGTCAGACTCTAGATCAGCGATAAAATGAGACTCTTTAGTGACTAGCCAATTTTTAACGGTTGCAACGACACTTGCCATAGACTACCTCGCTATATAGATAACTTCTAGAATTGCCGCTGCTGAGGCTATTTGACCATCTCCAGAGTTTTCACCGTTCCAGGTAATGGTGTGGATCCGCACTCTCTGGGCTAGTCCAGCTAAGGATTGATCATTTTTTATGGTGTTACAGAAGGCATCAAGCAAAGGATTAACCGTTGTAGAGACAGGGAAGCCAGTGGTCCGGAGTGCTACAGCTACGGTTAGCACTCTCTTTTCAATCCCCGTGTCCCATTCTTCGTCTAGGTCTTCCTTGATGTCTTTCTGTGGATAAACAAAGACAACCGGTAATTGCTTTACCGGTGTTGTTTCATATTCGTCTGCACTAATAGTCCAGCCCGAGAATGCAGGAAGCGCCTGAATCTTGGCTGTGATGTTTTGCAGGATAGAATTTATTTCTTGGATCATGCTATGCCTGCAACAATAAGTCTGACTCTAGACCATCACCAACCTTATTGGCCCCGATGATCTTATATGTAGTGCCACTAATTATAATTGTTGACTGATTTACAATGACAGACGTAATGCTTGAAGTCATGACTCTAAAGGTTTGCTTGGTAACGCTAACAATACCTTGCCCATCTGCGCCTAAGACATCCATAGATGCAGCATCATAATAACCATAGACCGTGGCCCCATTGAAGGAAGCCACGGTCCCGGTGTCTTGGTAGACTAGGGCAAGATCCCCAGCAAAATCAATCACTTAGGCAGCGATTGCGTCTGTGATAACCGCGAAGGCGCTGGGACGGAGCAAGGCAACATCCATGAGCTGGTTAGCGATTAGACGATACTGAGCCTGCCCGGCGAGGGTGTAAGGGTCCACGGTGAGGATTAGATCACCAAAGATCCCGTAGGCCACGTTGGAGGGGTCGCCCATGATGACAGCGTTACAAGTTCCTACTGCGGAACCCTTGGTCAAGCTATTGGGCAGGTTATTGGTGCCGATGGCACTGTAACCACCTAGCTTGTCCTGATACCAGTAAGGCACTGTTGCATAGGTAAGGCCAGGGTAAACAGTCTTCTCTAGGACACCCTGGATATCGGGGGTAGTCATATAGATAGGATTGAAACCGTTTAGAGCATTTGCCTTGTTCAACAGGGTCTTGAGGTTAAGCACAGCGGCTGCATCAACGCTGATACTCCCACCGTTAACTCCCAGGCCACCGGCAACAGTCTGGACACCAGGATCCAGAAGAATTCCCTGGCTTGGAGCACCAGACAGCGCTGTAAGAACACCAGCAGTGCTGTAATTACCGAAGCCAGCAATATCGGAAGCAATTGCAAGCTCGCGGGTCATCCAGGAAGTTGCCAGCACGTCAAATGGGGTAGTGCCAGGGGTCTGGACCAACTGCTGACGGGAGAAGATCATCTTAGCCATGAGGCTATGAGGTGAAAGGGTTTTTGTGGTGGTGCCATCGTAGGATGTTGCAACATCTTGACCGGGATTCTCGGATACCCAGTAAGTTGAGGGGTAAGCATTTTCCTGGAGGAATTTATAGTTATTGGTTAGGCCAGAAAATACCTTAGCGTTATGTGCAAGAAGCACAGACTGAGGGCGGAGCATGTCAACGAATCCAGCAAACTCAGTGAACTGATAATTTGCACCCTGGCCAGAGATAGCCATAACGTTAGGATCGGCAGCGCGTAGGGCCTCATGCGGGACAATCAGTCCGCCGTTGAAATTGACCTGACGGCTTTCCCACTGGCGCTGTACATCCTTTTCAAAGCCAGCCTTAGACCAGTCGCCAGAAATTTTGGCCTCAAGAGCGCGGGAAAGACTAAAAGACTTCTTTAGCTCCTTCGCATCCTCAACAGAAACAGTGGTGGTGATAGGCTGATTGCGTTCCCCGATGGCATCCATCAGGGCGGCCCTGATCTCATCCACGGACTTATCCGATCCGGAAAGCTCCTCATACTCGCGCAGGCAATTCTGCTTGGTTGCGAAGTTGTGAAGCTGGTTTAGTGCTTTTCTTTCCTCTGGCGTCATAGGTGATACCTCAATAACAATGTTTGGAATACCGGCTGTATCAACAGCACGTGTTTCTTCTTTAATAACTTCTAAAACTTCTGTTTTAGCTTCTATTACAGGCTCAGTAGTCTCTACGGTTACCGCAGCTACAGGTTCATCTGACCTGACAGAGTCAACATCAATCTCAATAGTTTCTTCTGAGTCAAAGCTTCTAGTAGATATCCCAACCGAGGGGTCAAATGGGATCCCAACAATAGAGATTTCCTTGATAGTAGATTTTGTAATGTTAACTACAGGCTCAGTCTTCCTATCCGCTGACCTAACAACTGTGTAGTCATCAACCGAATAACGGAATGATGTTTCCCTGTGGCCCTGGTCAACCCAGTTGCGGACCTTGTCCGCCATGGGGTCATCTTTGAAGAATCTAGCGTCTGCCTCGCCCTGTTTAGTGGTGGGGTTGATCCTTACATTTTCAGCCCTACCAATAACCTTATCTGGGTCATGGTCCCAAAGAAGGGGGACACCATTACGGGCATAGTCCATATTGATTGAGCCAGGATCATGCTTGATGATTTCTTTACCAAAGGCTCGCTGTCCCGCATATTCGGAACTGAAGGTGAGATGATAGCTCCCATCCTCATTAGGCTTTTCAGCTATAAATGATCGGCATTCCTGTATCTTTAGAATCTTCATATTTAGTCCTCTGGAAATAACTTCTTACTTTTATAATTATTTGGATTGTTTTCCTTGATCCTGAGCTGTTGGGTCAGGCTCGGTAGCAAAGTTGTTTGGCTTAATAGGCCCCTGGACCTGGGTATTAGCTGGAGCACCGGGCTTACCAAGAGCGGGGTCGTTAGTAGGCTTAACAGTTTCGTCAGTTTCGCCGTAATGGGTCTCTAGTTCCCTGTCGTGCTGGCGCTCAAGTAGTATCTCTTCATAGCTTTCGCCTCTAGCCGCAGCTAGCCGCGACTTAGACGTTGTACCTAAACCAAAATCAGCAATCTGGGCCTGGATATCCTTCAGGGGATCAGCAAATGGGAAGGCTGGCGCAATGAATTTGTGATCCTTATAGATATCGTAATTGCCACCTACCGCTGGAAGATCAATGATCCCCTTCATGCAGGCCCATTCGATCCAATTCTCATAGATAGGATCTAGGATTTTTTGAATGAAGAAGTCCTGTAAATCCTCCAGGAATTGCTTGTCTTGGTTGTACGCGGCCTTCATAGAGCTAAAGGATGTGCTCTGCCAGTCCCCATATAGGATGTTGTACGACAGCTTTAGTCCAGCCGCGATATCCAACTTAAGGGACCGGGTGAAGGCATCAAAAGCTGTAGCTGGATGGCTTGGATTTAAAAAATGGGGAGTGACCCCTGCTGGTAGGGCCTCTGCCATGCCTGGCTCCAGATGGTTGGTCGTTACACCTGGTTCTAGGATTTGACCCCCAATAGGGCCGTCCAGGGCTACTCCACCCTCATTGATGGGTGCTGGTGATCCTGCCGCTGGGCCAGCTCCTGCACCGTTGTAGGGGTCAGCAGTGACGGAGCCATCCTGGGTGTAGAAAACGGCTGTGCAGGACCCAACCAGCGCGGCTGTTACCTCTGCTTGCCGGTATTTGTCTAGCTGCTTAATCAAGGTCATGGAGGCCATGCATGGAGGCAGGCCACGGCAGGCCCCAATCTGGTGAGGCTTAAATGCGTGAATGACTTCATTGGGGGACAGCTTTAGAAGCGGACCACCATTAGCAGATTCCTGGGGATACCTGCTGTGGATCCAGTATTTGATTACGCGGTCCCACTCATCGCGCTCAACCCCCATGGAGTACAGGGAAGATTTACTTGCACCATCATAGGTTTCTTTAGCCAGAAGGTCAGAGTTAAGCAGTTGGACACAGTAACCGTCTGGGCCTTGTCCAAATAGGTGCCGGGCCAAGACTTCACCGTCTGTAGCCCAAGCCTGAGCCCACATCTTGACGCACTCATCAAAGCTAAAACGACCTGAGACCTCAAAGTTTCCTGGCTTGCAATGTTCCTCCCAGGCATCTTCAATGATCTTGGATGCTGTTCTATTGATTCCCTTTCTGGCATTACCGACTTTTGACTGGACCTTAAACGGGGTTAGGTTCTGCTGCAGGAGCCCAACATAACCTTGCATGACAGGGGAGTTTTCTACTAGATCCCTAGCCCTGGACCGGACTAGGGTAAAACCTGCCCTTACTTCCTGGTTAGGGGACAGCATAGAGCCAAACCAGTCACCATTTAGCCTATCCAGCTTCATGCCGTCTGGCATATAGCGTTTCTGTTCCCTTGGAACCACAGGCTTATCCATCACAGGCTTAATATTGAATCCAAAAAAATCCTTGAAACCCATATTATTTAATCCTTAAAATCTGAAATAGATAGCATTGCCCATCTGGAGTCCTTTTTCTTTGCGGACTTCATACTCATAGTGGTATTGAAGCTTCAGTAGCTCAGTCCGCCCCTTGCGAAAGGTGCGACCCCCTACGCTATATTCGACGACCGCGTTAGTTAGATCATTAGCCAGGGCCGTTCTGATGGCGTCTAACATCTTTTCATTGGGGGTTCGCTGGTCAACCGTAGGTTGATTTAGCGATAGGTCAGGCATTATTCTAATGATGGTTTCACATAGGGTTCTGCGATTACCAGCACCGTCAACTATATATGCCTGGGCGTTATATCTCCCAGGTGCATAGGTGGTGGTAATGCTACTAGGTTGCAATAGCTGGAATTTATTTGGATTACCGGGATAGGCAATAGAGCTTAGAATAATAGGGGTTCCACCAGTTGACAAAACTAGTGCATAATATAGCGTATGAGTTGCGGGACTTACCCCAGGCAAATAGACTACAATATCCCAAGAATCAGATTGCAAGAGCTTTAAATTAGGGATGGGAAATACATTTTCGACGTTATACACAGATTGCCCTCTGTGAATAACTTCTGATTAGGTGTATTACCTCCAGCTTCCACTGTTCTGAATCTTATATTTAGCCGTCCTGGGCTGTTGCTGGGGTGTGACTACCTGCCTAGGAGGTGTAATAGGTTGCGCAACCTCTGCCTGGACAGGACCGCGATACCGTAGCTCTTGCAGCCTAGTAGGGAGGATGTTGGAATAGTTGGCCATTTTGAACCCACCATAAGCATAAACCCAGCAGTCTAGGGCCTCATTCCTTCTAATTTGCTTATAGTATTTGGTTTTCTGGCCTGATACATAGTGATAGGCGGGAACCTCGGCAACAATCTGCTTAAAATATTCTTCATCGTACTCTGGATTGATAGAAATAGCATGCTCCGGGAAGTGAACATAGCCGGGGCCTTCCGTATCGATCTGGAGATATGAGAATAGTTGATCCTTGATCGAGTCAACGCCCAGGTCATACCGCAGGATGTTCCTTGGTCCTGCTGGAGCCCCACGGGCCGGGGTCATTGGAGCCCCTAGAACTGAGGATCCCTTGATAGGGACAATTTGAGGCCATCGCTTGTGAACAAAATTGTATACCTGGGAAGTGAAGTGACCTCCAGTATCGACACAGACCCGGTCTAGGGGGATGGATGCCCCTGATTCATGGGCGTAATCGCTATAGATCACAGATTCCAAGGTTTCCCAGGCCCTGGCTAGGCCGGGGGACTCCAAGATGATGCCGTGACGGATAAGCCAACTTTCATCATCCTTACCCCAGCCCCAGACCGAATACTCTAGGCGGTCATCCTGCACGTCCACGCCCATGGTGAGCATCCCCACACCGTAGGGGATGGGGTAGCTGTAGCG